AGACCAAGCGCCGCCATCATCACGACAGCGGACTTCCAGCGCAGGCTCCGTAGTTCCTTCAGGAACGCTCCCGCGCCGCATGGTTACAATCAGTTCGACGTCGCGCTTACGCAGCCGATTACCAAAGTCGTTCCAGCCGGTGTAACGCTCGCAGACCAGCGGCCCGCCAAGGTCCAACTCAGACGCAGTGTCCAACTTATAGAGTGCTCCGGTCGTGGAGCTTCCCAGGAGGTGCAGGTTGAGGGCAGGCCAGTAGGCGTAACAGGCTTGCGGCATCGCAACCTGAAATGGGTTCTGGTAATACTTGCGCTCAGTCCAGGACTGTCGCGAGTTGTCGTAAACGAAGGTTCGTCCAGCCGTCGGGAAGGTCCAAACGATGAGACTGAAATTTGCCGTCTCTTCGCGGTATCCCCAACAGTCGTTGATGACAGCCATGGAACGAAGGTCGCTAGAGATGGCGTCAGACATGGGACCGACGGTTCGGCCATCAGAGGTGACGAACCGTCGGCGGTTGTCGAGAAATGCAAACGAATCGTCTAGACGAACGATGGAATATGGAGCAGCACACCCAACGTTGGCCGTTACCGCGTTATCCCAGGGGTTGAGCGGATCAGAGCCGACGGTGTAGATTTGCGTCGTGGTCGTGCCGAAGACGTGGAGCTCACGAAGGTTCTCGTAGATGGCGACGATTGGATCTGGCCGCGCGTCTGCATTCGCGAATGACAGCGCGTTCCAGGACGTATGGAGGCCATCGCCGAGGTCGGACCAGTCGAACTCCTGGGGGTTGGCCGTGTTGTTCGCGACCAGTCGCTGGCCGATGCTGGCGACGTGGGTGCATGTAGGACCAGCACCAAGGCGAGAGCAGAGGCCGACGCCCTGCCACTGCTGAAGGAGGCCGCCACCAGAGATGACCACTCGGAGGCCGTCTTCAGCGAACACGGGGCGCTGACCGCCATCAAGCTGGGTAGCGGCTGTAGCGTCCGAAAGTGCCGTCCAAATGGTCGGTAAGACGTCTGAGAGCGCCCAGAGCTTACGGTCGGCCGTGACGCCGAGCATCCAGGTACGCCAGACATAGAGGCCGATAAGGGGGGAGGAACCAAGTCCGGTGGTCGTATAGGCGGTCAGGGCAGGACGTGGGCGGTTGACTCCAGCTGCGTCAACTTGCCAGTTCACGATGCTCTGTGGAGCGATAGACGCAGAGTCGACAGCTGGAACCATGCCAGCGTCGAGGGGGATAGATGCATTAGCCACAGGAAAACCGCCTGTTACAGGCTGTCATGCCTGCGTGGCTTTCCCTCTTGACTTTACGGGCTACCGGCGAGCACGATTCCGAACCATGTACCTCTGGGCGATTGGACTTGCGGTTCCGGTTGTTGGCCTGCGATGGCTCGGCGCCCCCTGGTGGGCGGTCGGCGCGGTGCTCTACATCGAATTCATAACCGGCTTTTGGCTGCGCAGATTCGCCAAGGGAACCGAGGAGGTCTGTCGCATTGTGGACAGTCGACTCGCCGAAATCAGCAGAACCCTTCCAGGGTCTATTGACATTACCGTCGACTAGCCCATACACTCTGAATTGCGGGCGACCGGTGGAGTAATTACCCATCGGGGCGCTGGCGCTCCCGGCGCCGGCCCGCACTAACCTAGGGAGCGAATGACGAGGAGCGCGATCATGAAGAAGCTGATTTTGGTCCTGGTGGTATGTTTTGGCGGCTGCGGCGCTGGTCTCCCTCTGGAGGGGTCGGATGTGACCATGCGAGCCAGCATTACGGAGACCGCGTACGTGGCGCAGTGCGGTTTGGTAACGCGGACCTTCCCAGCGTTCGTCTTCCCCGATGGTCACATGGTCGGAACCGCGCAGGAGGTTGATCTTTCCTCCGTTGGTCCAGCGGGCGAAATGGGAGCCTTCCGGGAGGATGCTGGCGATTTCTATGGGTACACCCTCGCTCCTGGCTCCGTCGGCCACGACTACGGCATCAACTTCCAAGTCTCTGGACAGACGCTGTCTGGAACCTCTTGGGAAGAGATCCGTTCTGGCAACGGTCAGACGTGCGAAGTCGGTTTCCAGGTCTCTGGCAATCTGTTTTAGGCTAGGTGGAATCACTGATGGATACCTCCCGCCAAACTGCCTGAGGCAAGTCGTACTCAAAGACGAGCGTCGTGCGGTGGGTATCCACCAGCGAGATAGCAGTAGCCGACCGGTGGTACGCAGCGTTAAGCGTGTACCCGGTGATAGCTCCAGCGGAGTGGTTCCACAGAACCAGCGTGAACCTAGCGCCGTCCAGCGTAGGGACAGGCGTGGGAGCGTTGATGATATATGCGACCCCCGTACTAACGCCCTCGACGACCGTTCTGTTACCAAGAAGAAGATTGGGGGTTACGGTTCCGCCGCTGGCTACCTGCACCGCTGAGCCATATAGAGAGCCGATTTGGACCAGTTTCGGATCAACCGTAGAGGTCATCGCGCCTCCGTTGATCGTCACTGACATAAGGGTCACGCCGGTGGTTGCAATCAGTTCCAGGGTTGCGCCGCCAGACGTGCAGCTGAGTAGGGACGAGACAACCTGTAAGCCTGTAACAGTGTTCGCGCGGATGCTCCTAGCGGCTCCGTGACCGTTGTTCTGGATGAAATTGCAGTCCAGAACGAAGACCTGAGAACTGGCCGAAGTTAGGTCTAGGCTGATATCGAAACAGCCAGTTCCGCCGGTACCGGCTCCAATGGTCACATGTTCAATCACCAAGCCCGTTGCAGAGCCAGCGATGGCCGAACCGGTCGATATCGTAGAAGCCAGAATAGACAGGTCACGAAAGGCGATGCTCGACCCAGAGATAGTGAACGCACCCAGTGCGCCGCCTGACTGCTTTATGACGCTGGCCGATCGTCCTGCACCGCGAAACAGAATGCCGCCGGTCGCCGATGTCAGCGCGGCATTGATGAGATAGGTCCCAGGTGGGAAGTAGACGATTCCACCTCCAGCGGCTCCAACCACGTTAATCGTGTTCTGAATCGCCGTCGTGTCATTGGCCGCGCCATCGCCAACTGCGCCAAAGTCCTTGACCGAGACGTGAACCTCAGCCATCCATGATTTGAGAGCGCGTTCGGTCGCAGTGCTGGACTGCTTGTATCCCCAGTTGACGGTTGATCCACCACCGCCAGTGGTATTCCAAGCATCAAGAATCGTCGAAAGCGCAACCTCGTTACCGCTATTGAAGCTTGGCGAAGTTACATACGTGTTGTCATCGCGCTGAACGTTCTCAACAACATCGAATCGAAGACTCGAAAGTGACGAGTTCCATACCTGCATCCTAACGGATGCATTCGTATAGACCAGAGCAGTGCCACCAGCAGACAATACAACGGGCTGCGTGATGGCCGACGTACAGGCGGAATCGCTATAGACCGACTGAGGAGTCAGCGTTCCAGGCTGATAGAAGAAGACGTTACCAGACGCAAGCACGGTGCCGGTCGTCTGTACGACGCCAGCTGCGAGCCATTCAACGAGAGTTCCCGTCGTCGCCATTTAGTACGTTCCCCAACCAAACGGAATCAAAAAAGTGCGGCCTCGCTCGGTGTCGTCGGCCAGTAATCGCGCCTTGTCATCCAAGAACATCTGGCGATAGGCTCCTAGCTTGTCCATTTGCCCATAGGCTGCAGCGAGCTCCGCAGTGAGGCCGTAGACAAGACAACCAGTCCACTTCTGAAGGAAGTCGGGCGTATCTGCGCCAGTTACAAAGTCAGCAGCGCGGATATAGGCCGAATATTCAATGGAGTCAGCGGCTGCCGTGGGAATCGGATTGAAGTAGACCGTTAGACCGGCCAAGGTTCGCTCTGCATAGTAGCGAAGTGGGGTACCAGTTTGGCCACGGTCAGGCAGTGACATCCAATCGTCACGGCTCATCGCCTGGACAATGGTTCCGGTGTTCCCAGTAACATCTGTGCCTGGCGTATAACGAAATGGCTCGTCGACATCCAGAACGTCAGCCGCGCAGGCAAAGCCAGGCACCGTTCCGTTTGGTAGCGCGGGAGCGTTGAAGGCCGAAACCAACGTGCTGCGACGAACAACACGCCAAAGCAACTCGCCATCTGCGTCCATGGACTTGACGAGTCGGTTAAGAGCCCTCGCCGCATGCTCTAGGTTACCAGCGGTGCGCGCCTGAGATGCGTCTTTGCCGGGTGCGACTACCCCGAGGTTCGAAAGTGCATCGGTGCAAATCTCATTCAACATTTCGTTGAACGTTGAGGTGGCGCCTATAGTCACTGGCACACCAAGGAAGTTTTGCTATCCCATACACCATGAAGCGCGGACCAAAAGAACGCCCGTGGACCAGAGAGAGACTGTTGGCTGCACGAATTGACCTTGCGGGCGACTGTTGGACGATTGCCGCCGCTCGTCGAACCGGATACCCTCAGATCAGAACCAACAGGCGGCCGATAACCGTGAACAGGCTCTCCTACGAACTGTTCAATGGCACGATTCCCGATGGCATGGTCGTTCGCCACAAGTGCGATAACCCACCCTGTGTCAACCCCGGTCATCTCGAGGTCGGTACCCAGGGCGACAATGTTCGCGACCGGGTCAACCGAGGAAGGCAGTGTCGTGGCGAGAAGGTTGGGACCTCTAAGCTCACCGAGGATCAGGTCAGAGACATACGAGTCCTTGGGAACGGCCCCCGCGGAGCGCAGGCGGCCATGTGTCGCAAATACAATGTCTCTCCCCGCTTGGTCCATGCGATTGTTCATGGCCTCGTCTGGAAGCACGTTGTTTAGCGTCATGTTCGCCAACCTGGCTTAGGACCGCTCAACAGCGGCGCAATCTGGTCAGGTCCACGATTCGCATATCCCTGACGACGGCGGTCGTGGGTCAGTCTGGTCTCTTCGTCCAAGCACGTGCGCTTGCAACGAAATGTCTTCTCGTCGGTATAGGCCAACTCGGACGGGAACAAGTACGGGAAGCCACAGACGGAGCACGCAATAAGCGTCTCACCGCCCGTGAAAGCAACCGGCCGCCTGTACATGTTCCCTCCGCGCCACCCGGAGAGGCCAGGCGGCCCTGTTGTGTTGGTTAGGTAGCGACGGTGCCCTGAATCGAACCGGCCTTGCCGATTTGGCCACCAAAGCACTGGCTCAGAAGCAGGTTACCGGGAGTATTCATGGCCGTAAGCGGCGCACCGGAAGCGATGACGATGAAGGTAGAGAACGCAATCGTTCCCGTGGTACTGGCGCTGGCGATGCCCGCCACCGTAGAGGCAGCCTTCTTGTTAGAGAAGGTGCAATCCTCGATGTAGACGTTGGTCGGCGCGTTCGCCAGGTTGATAGCGCCGTTCGTGGTCGCATTGAGAGCAACCAGGAATTTGCAGTTCAACATGGTGAGCTTGTTGACGGCCGCCGTGGTCGTGAAGATGTCGGTCGGGTTGGTGGCGAAAGTCTCGCCAAACCCTCGGACGCCCGAGTAGGTGAGGTTATCCGCACCGGAGGCCACAGTGATAGCCGTGGTCGTGAGCTGCGTCGCCGACGTATTCGGCAGAAAGTCGATGGTATCCATGACCTGATCGGCCGCCGAATGCGTGATAGCCGCAGTAACCACCGTGGCCGCAGTCGCGTTCAGGTTGAACACGAAGTTACGGAACGTCAGTCCAGCCAGGTTGCAGAGCAGCGCCGAAGCCGTAGCGGTCCAGTTCAGAGTGGGCCGCAGAGCGCCGTTGCCGATGCCAACGATGTTCAGGAAGGTAGAACCCGACCCTGCCAGCGTCGACATATTGGTAGACGCCGTGATGCTCTCGACATGGCCCGGAAGGACGATGATAAGAGACCCCTGCGTGCTACCAATCTTCGCGATGGCGCCAGTGGTAGCGGTGAACAACGATGCCAGCGGGCGGTCAGGCCCCGAGCCATCGCCGGGGGTCACGCCAGAACGGTTGCAGACCCAGAAGACTTTTCCGCCGCCCCAGTAGTTGAGGAACGGGCCGGGAACCACCGGAACACCGAAGCTGGTAACCCCGAACGGGAAATTGGTAAGAGGCATGTATCAGCTCCTTAGACGGCGTTCGAACCCATGATGCAGCGCCAATCGTCACAGCCCCAGCGCATACGCATGAAGGCCACATAGACCTTCTGGAGAGTCGTGATGGAGTTGTCCTCCATGAACTGCGCCTTCTGATCCCACTCCCAGAACAAGCCCTCAGGCGAATCGGTCAGGCCGTACCACTTCGTGGTGCTGGTCAGGTACGGATTGACAACGTAGTCGGTGCCAGAGACCGTGTTGACGGTGTTGTTCGCCGAGCCAACTTCCTGCTTGGTGCGCGACAGCTTCTCAGCGGTCACGGCCAACGACGCGGGAACCAGCCACTTTTCGATCATGACCGGAGTCAGGAGGCCATCGGGGCCGACCTGGGTCATGGCCTGGGTCCGCATCTCTTCGGCGCTCGCCTGGCTCATTGCCGAGGCGCTGGCCAGTGCATTCGAACCGGTCGCCGAGTTGGTGCCGACGATGAGGTGAGTAGACGCGCAGAGCGCTCCACCGTCCGCCGTCGCCGGGAAACCGGTGTTAAACGAGCGGTCGATGAACTGCGCGGCCAGATACTCGGGAGTCAGGCGGGTAGCCCGACCGAGAGAGCCCGACACCGTCTTGATGGCCTGATAGCGAACGTCGCGAGCGAGCTCGTACGACATCGTAATCTGACCGGCATAGACGCCGTACTGCCAGGTCTTGTTCGGCCCCTGAGTGATCGAGACGCTCCCAACGGCGCTATTCTCGTTCTTGAGCTGAAGCTGGCCAGGTCCACCGAACTCCATCGAGTGGCGAACAGCCTCTTTGCCGTTCGACTCGTCGAAGATTTGGCTATAAATCGCCTTCTTCTTGCCCTTAGCCTCGAGCCCGTAATACTTCCGAACGACGGGTTCGACTGCGCCCCAGAGTTGTGCTGTATTGAGGTCGGCCATGTTAGCTCCTTAGAGTCCCGTGCTCGCCGACAGAGCCGGCTCCCACATACCCGCGTTGATCTGACAAATAACGCGAGGATTCGCGATGTCCTGGTCGTTGTCCGCAGCCTCGTAGAAGTCGTGGAGGCGGAACGGAAGCGTCGCAGTCGTGTTGACACCAGTCAGGGTCAGCGTATGAGTGCTGAGACCATTCGACGGCGCTCCAAGCACAAACGGAACGTTCTTGTTCATGCTGGCGCGAGTCGGGCTACCAATGATGGTCGCGACGTAATCGACTTCCAGCGAGTTCTCCACCACGAAGACAAAGGACATGTTCTCCGGGGTGTTGCCCGTCGAGGTGTAGAGCGTAGCTGCAGGAAGCGACTTGGCCCCCTGACGAACTCCGTTGGTATCAACGAAGCTCGCACCGCCCGAAACGCTCGACACCGCAGTCGTGGCCACAGAGGCCCGCAGCGTGTCGCCGTTCGTGTCGATGACAACGGCGTCGTTAAGCCCGATGGCAAGGGTGTTATTCGTGAGGACCCGCGCACGGCGATAACCAATGCGCA